ATGCTGGATACTTCAACAGATGCGGTAAATCTGGTCGGAGATTTTTTTACATCTTTTGCAGACGTATTTTCGGTGTTTGCAGATGAAAATGGCGAAGTATGTTCGGCAGAACTGCTTGGCATGATTTCTGATGCATTTCTGGGTTCTAAAGATCTTGCATTGAAACTGACAAATGACATACTTTCATGTATTCTTCAACCTTTTATAGATAATAAAGATAAAATAAAAGATGCTATTGATAATACATTAGAACCAATAAGTACGGTTCTCGAAACACTGCATACATCGGTAAAAGAGACCTTTGAAAAAATCTTAGCTGTGTATGATGAGCATATCAGTCCGATGTTCGATGGATTTAAAGAAGGGTTCAGTGAAATATTATCTACCCTGCTGGATGGATATAATAAATATTTTGCACCGGTATTGTCAAAGTTATCAACCTTGTTTCAGAGTGTATGGACGAGCAGCATACAGCCAACCATCAACAATATTATTGGACTGGTGGGGGATGTTGCTGATCTTATAAATGTTCTGTGGCGTAATGTGTTCAAGCCTTTTATTAATTGGATAGCATCTGCAATTTTCCCGGTGATATCGCCAATTATCGAAGCAATCGGTACGATATTTTTGAATTTTGTCGGGGATGTTTCAAAAAATATCAACAATGTCATACGTATTTTAAGAGGAATCATTCAATTTGTAACAGGTGCATTTTCTGGTGATTGGGAAAAAGCATGGAAAGGTGTTCTGGAAATATGGAATGGAATGACAGATCTGTTTAAGTCACCAATCAATATTGTGATAGGTTTTGCTAATGGACTGATAGCAGGTATTGAAAGTGCGGTTAATTCAGTTGCCAATATGTTCAATAATTTGCAGATCGATGTGCCTGACTGGGTGCCTGGAATTGGTGGACATACGCTTGGATTTGATCTGCCTATCTGGGATGCACCAAGAATACCGCTGCTTGCACAAGGCGGATTTGTAAGAGCCAATACACCAAGGTTAGCAGTAATTGGTGATAACCGGCACGAAGGCGAGATTGTGGCACCAGAAAGCAAATTACAGGCAATGGTAAACGCAGCGGTATCGGCAGCAGGCGGGAGAGGTGTGACGAAAGAAGAGATGGAATCCATTGCCAATAATGCAACTATGCGTATTGTAGCGGCACTTGCAAATGTAAGTTTTAATTTAGATGGCGTAGACATTGCACGAGCGTCAACAAGAGCACAGATCGGAATTAATAAACGTTTTAACACGGTAGATGTTAGATAGGAGCAACTGATGTTTGTATTGAAATGTGGAAACGTAGAACTGCCTGCACCAGTTTCGATGAGTGTGGCAGATGAAATCATATGGAGCAGTGACACTGGCCGTACCCTTACAGGAACTATGGTAGGAGATGTCGTAGCAGAAAAGAAAAATCTGTCTATCAAATGGAATTGGCTTACAGAACAGCAGGCAGCTCTTATCAAAAAGAATTTAGCAACAGGATTTTTCCCTATTACGTTCCGTGATTACGGAACAAATGTAACGATTGAATCGTATAGAGGAACAATAGCAAAAGAGGTTGGCGGTGATATAGGTGGTATTTTTTACTACAAAGAAGTTTCTGTGGATATTATACAGAGGTGATTATTGATGATAAGCACGAGCAATGCATATAAGGAAGCAATCAAGAAAAATCGAGAATTTTCAATACATGATGCTTACACATTGAGTAAAAGTTCTGTCAAGATTGAAATGGAAACGGGAGATTTTTTGGCGTATAGCATTGATGATCTTGTGACAGATGATAGTAATAATATTGCCATTGGAACTGCTGCTGCCAAGGAGTACAAAGCGACTCTGGATAATTCAGATGGTAAATTTGATGATGTGGATTTCAGGGAAGCAAAAATTAAAGCAGGGGTAGGGCTTAAATTACCAGATGGCACAGTGGAAATCATAACGAAAGGCACTTATACGATTGACACAGCGTATTTTACGGAGTTGACAGTTGAAATTACAGCTTACGATGACATGATAAAATTTGACAAAAGTTATTCCGAAAGCACGTTGGAGTTTCCAGCATATTGTACTGATATTGTCAAAGAGGCGTGTAAAATTTGCGGTGTTCCAGTAGAAACAGTCCAAGAATCAGTTTACTGGGACATACTGGATAGCGTAAGAATCAAAGAAAAGCCGGAAGATGTTAATTTGACTTTTCGAGATATGCTGAGATATTGTGCCAAAATAGCTTTTTCTTATTGGAGAATTTCAGAAGATGGAACATTAAAATTACAATCCATTATAAATAGTTTTGAAAGTTTACCGTATGAAAATAACATTATTAACGGTGGAAAATTCAGGAATAGTCCATATGCGTATCGAGTGGAAGATGATAAAGATGGAGGAGATTTTAAAGATTATTCATCTGGTACTTCTCTAAACGGTGCCCAACATCCTGGAGTAAGAGATGCTCATATATACAATGTTTTGAGTAAAAAAATAAGTACTGACATTATATGGATTACAGGATTTCAAATAGAGTATGCTTCAAATAACAAAAAGCAGATTAGAAATTTATGGTTTGATCGTAATACCGTATTCGAAAATAGTAGTGTTATAAGAGTTGTTATTGATTGTAGCGTAGATGCAACATATGCAAATAAGATAAAGGATCTTGCTGAACTTTGTGGTATATATCATTCAACAGGGTATTTTGCAAGGGAGTTATCAATTTCATGTTCAAGCGATCCAAGTATTGTTGCAGGAGATTGTATAACTGTTACAGATGGAAGACAAAATTCGTTTTACTTTTTTGTTACACATGCGAATTTCTCTTTTGGAAAAGCACAACTTTTGGAAAGCTCTTGTAATGGCAATATCAAAAGTGTAAGAACAATCATAGAAAGTCAGGGGTGAGATAATGGCTATACAGATGCGTAGAGGTGAGTATGGGAAATTTGATCCGGAAAAATTACTTCCAGCAGAGTGGGCAGTGGTTCTTTCAGGTGATCCAAATACACAGGATGGGAGAGCGGTTTATTTATGTTTTGATGCTGGAAACGTGAAACGCATGGTGATGCAGGAGGATCTGCAAAAAGCTATCGAGGCAGCAGTAGGAGATATTAAAGATACAGTTACCAAAGAAGCGATTAAAAAAGTAAAAGAGGATGCATTGAATTCGAAAGTAGATAAAGTAACAGGTAAGGGTTTATCTACGAATGACTATACTACGGAAGAAAAAAATAAACTGGCTGGTATCAAGGACTTCACCGGGGCAAATTCTATGAATAATGGCAGTGCGGGATTGGTTCCAGCACCGGATAAAAGTATGTGGAGAAGTTTTCTGTGTGCTGATGGAACATGGAGAGATCTAACCCTTAGCTATGATGAAAAAAATCAACTCTTAGATCTGAATGTTGGAGATGGATATAGTCGTGTGCCTATCCCTACAGTTACTGCAACTACACCGGGTCTAATGACACCAGCTATGTTCAACAAGTTTGATAATCTGATTGAAAACGGTCAGACAGACATATCTGGAAACGCCGGAACAGCAACGAAATTAAAAACGGCAGTGACTGTTGACGGTATGAATTTTGATGGATCATCAAGTATATCCCACTATGCAGTGTGCAATACCTCGGGAGCAACGACTGCAAAGGCGGTGACAATAACAGGATTCAAGCTAACAGCAGGTGCACGGATCACAGTACGATTCAATTACGCCAACACGGCCACAAATCCAACACTGAACGTCAATGCCACCGGAGCGAAGCCGATCTACTACAAAAACAGCAACATCCCGGCAGAACTGATCGAGCAGTACACAGTCCTGGAATTGGTCTACAGCGGATCATACTGGTACGTGGTCGGAAACATGAATATCCTGACCAAGGGTGACAGCATAAGCGTTGAATGTTTCACAGCAGGCTATGTGACATCCATGGGACAGGAGGTGCAGTTCTGTATCCCGGTATCGACACCGATTGTCGGTTGCAGTTCTGTCAAGATAGAATCAGCAACTGGACTGCAGATCAGGCAGAACGGAAATTATGTCTATGGCGGGAATGCATCCACGCTGGTAGCGGCGTCCTCTTACAGGGGCGTTATTAACCGAAACATGGTTTCTGTTGCTGCCACCATGCCGAACACGACAAACGCAGTCAATAATGCACCGTGTGGTGTGCGTGCGGCGTTGAAACTGACATTTTCATAGGAAAGGGGAACAGGAATGGCTATAACAGAGAACTTAAAAAAGATACTGGCGGCAGTCTACGGGCGGGATGTCCGGCAGTCGATCCATGACAGCATCCAAGAATGTTACAATAACGCTGAGGCGTGTAAGAGTTATACAAATGAGCACGTAAAAGATATGGAAACAAAGATGGCAGGTATTACAGGACAGAGTAAGGCGTTGATGGCAAAAACACGCAAGGATGTCCGGAATGTACAGGCAATTTTTTCAGTAGAAAAAACAGTGTCTATCACAGACGGCAAACTGTGGGAAGCACAAGATGCTGGCAGTTCGTGTGTACTTATGGAAGGGACAAAAACACAGTGTACAACACTGAATGTACAACGAGGCGAACGGTATATCATACATACGAGCATGGTATCACGAGCCGGTAGTGGACGCGGAAAATATCCGATTATTTTTGCAGTTGATAACAGCAGTGCCGGATTCACAATGGTTTCAGCTGTAGAAATCGAAGAAGAAGGGGACTGTGATTATATCGTTACTGTTCCGGATAATGCAAAGTATATGATGATATCAGCCAACGAGAACGGCGAAGGTATCTGGGTGCGAAGAATCAATGTTCTCACAGAGTAACAAGAAAGGAAAGACTAACGAGGATGAAAAAAGAAATGGTTTGCACGATCACAGGAGCAATCGGTGGGACGATTGCTTATTTTTTTGGAGGCTGGGATCAGGCTCTTGTAACTTTAATCATTTTCATGGCAATTGATTACATATCCGGTCTGATTGTTGCCGGTGTGTTCCACAACAGTAAGAAAACGTCAACAGGGACATTGGAAAGTCGGACAGGCTGGAAAGGTCTGTGCAGGAAATGCATGACACTGCTGTTCGTGCTGGTGGCATATCGGTTAGATTTGGCAATCGGTGTTGACTACATCAGGAATGCTGTGATCATCGGATTTATGGCGAACGAGCTGATCAGCATCGTAGAGAATGCCGGACTGATGGGCATACCGCTGCCGGCAGTGATCGCCAATGCGATCGACATACTGACACAGAAAGCAGAGAAAAAAGGGGACGCATGAGCGTCCTCTGAGAAAGGCAGGTAAAAATTATGAGTGGAAGCTACAAAATTACAAATGCTATATCATCGTCCAGGGTCCCGGCATGGGGAAATCAGAAAAAGTACATTGGAGTGCATTATCTGGGCGTGGTCGGCCAGGCACATGACCTGTCGTCCGATGGGTGTGGTGCACATTTCTACATCTACTGGGATGGCACCATCTACCAGCGATGCAGTCTGGATGCAGTGCCGTGGGCGGTTGGCACGGCTGGTTATTACAAACAGAAGCACCCGGAGGCCAACAACTGCAACACGATCAGCATCGAAATGTGCTGCAAGTGTGATGGAAACAGTGCACTGGCATCTGATCCAAAGTGGTATTTCACAACTGCTACGCAGGAGGCCTGTGTATGGCTGGTCAAGCATCTGATGGGGCAGCTTGGAATCGCTGTCGATCATGTCCTGAGGCATTACGATATCGTCAATAAGGTGTGCCCGGCACCGTATGTCCATAACAACCACTACAGGACCAGCTGGACGTGGGACGAGTTCAAGAAAAAAATTGCCGGATCAGGCGACATTCTTCCGGCAACCACGAAACCATGGTACCGTGTCCGCAAGACCTGGAAGAATGAGAAAAGCCAGATCGGGGCATTTAAAACGCTGAAGAAAGCTAAGCAGTGTGCAGATCAGCATGCCGGTTATCATGTCTACAACGATGCCGGTAAAAAGGTGTACACATCCGCAAAACTCCCATACAAGGTGCGGCCGAAAACCGCAAATGTTCCAATCAGGACAGGACCGGCCAAAACATACAGTGCTGCCAGAACATTTTTGCAGTCAGGTAAGTACGAGATCGTAGAAGAAAAGAACGGATTCGGCAAGCTGAAAAGCGGTGCAGGATGGGTGTATTTGAAGAAAGTGGAGAGAGTATAAAGAGTCAGAAAAGGCTTGACAATACAAGAAAAAAATATATAGAATAGTAGCAGATTAAAAAGTAGTCAAAAAAGTAGTCAGAAGCAATAAAGATAAAAGAAAACCTGATAAAATCAAGCTGTAACGATGAGTGTCATCCTCACTCGTAATGAAGGGGTCGAGGGTTCAAGTCCCTTTTCCAGCTTGACAGAAAAAGCCCGAAAATACGGCAAAAACAAAAGAAAGAGCATCCTGTGAAAGGGTGCTCTTTTTGACGTTTGGTTAACATTTTTTATACGTGTATATAAGAATTGAAACGATTAAACTGGCTGTTGTCAGAATATAGAAAGCGAGCGATAACATGAAAATATTAATCACAGGTGCTCATGGTTTTGTGGGCAATCGTCTGATGCAGGATCTGGATGATACGGTTGCGGCACCGTCCATGCGAGGTATGAGCGAAGAACAGATCCGAAACATGATTGAGAAAAGCAGAGCAGACGTTATCATCCACACAGCAGCAATCTCAGATGTCGGGACGTGTGAAAAAGATCCGGGGGCATCTTATGAAGCAAATGTGCGTCTGCCGTTGTTTCTTGCAAAAGCAGCGAAAGAACAAAAAATGATCTGTTTCAGTTCGGATCAGGTATACCGCGGATGTGCAGGTGAAGGTCCATATAAGGAGGAAGATGCCAGTCCCTGTAATGTTTACGGCAGGCATAAGCTGGAGATGGAACAGCAGGTTCTGGATGTAAAGCCGGATGCAGTGATGCTGCGGGCAGAGTGGATGTATGATTATCCGACAAAGCGGTCGAACTATCTTCGTATGCTGTTAAACGAAAAGCAGGTTCTGACTTTTGGAAAACAGTACCGGGGAATCACCTATCTTCGTGAAGTTGCAGAAAATATGCCGAAGATTTTTATGCTTCCGGGAGGCGTTTACAATTTTGGAAGTGAAACGAAGCAGACGATGTATGATATCACCTGTGAAATGCTGCACTTCCTGAAAAGTGACAGGAAATCGGAAGAAGTGCCGCCGGCACATAATCTGTGGATGGACTGTACAAAAGCAAAGGAGAGAGGAATCCTTTTCAGTGATGCGAAGGAAGGGCTGAAACGATGCCTGAAAGATTATCATTTAGCAAAAGACAGGGAATAACAGAACCGGGGATTTCTCACACAATGAGAAATCCCCGGTCTTTTATACAGAATCAATCAGAAATAAGCATACTTCCTGAGATGATCTGCAAATAGTTCATGTTTTGTGCAAATCTTTTACAATGCGATGGAATGTCCGCTTTCATAAACCTGCCCATCGACAGAAAGGTAAATATCCCAGGTCTTGCCTTCCAGACCAACCGGGGAAACCCATCCGGAAACGGTAACTTTTGTTGCATCGTCACCGGCAGTGCCATACTGGGTCAGTGCGTAAGCTTTTGTCTCATCTCCGCTTACTAAGATCACGTAAGCATCTTCCAGTGCATCGGAAGCTTTGTCTGTAGTGTACGCACCTTTCAAAGAGAATTTCGCATCATCCAGGGTAAATTCCCAGCCATCCGGAAGTGCTGTAGCATCATCAAGCGGTGCAGTGTAATCTGCGGTGGCAGTTTCGCCAAGTGTTCCAAGCAGCTCGCCTTTTGCATTTACATCAAGTGTGGCTCCTTCGGTATAGAGCGGCAGGCGGAGAGAACGGTAAGTCAGGGACGCATAAGTATCGCCGGAGATCAGAATCTCGTAAGCAAGTGTGCCGTTTGATACCTGGTCGATATGGGTGCGTTTGATCAGTCCCTGCTTCATCATGTCGGTCGGATAGTGATCATAGCGGTTGTTTTCTTCATCATAGAGGTTGGCACCGGCTGTGATCCAGAGCTGGTCTTTTGTGCCATCCAGGGAAATTACACCGGAGATCCAGTCAGAATACCACTCTGGTCCGCGTTCTTTTCCATACTCAAAGACTTGTTCGATTGTCATATCATCGGTGTTGATATGGTAAACGACAGCTCTGGAGTAGATATCATCGCCGGAAACACGCTTGTCATTATCGCTTAATTTTACTTTTGCAGTACCATTGTCAAACATCATAATATCACCGTTATCAAGCATAGTGATCTGATGCTGTGCATACTGCCATTCAAAATCATCACCGGTCGGGGTGAAGAAATATTTTTTATCTACGCCATTCCAGTTGGCAGGATCACCGAGGATCCAGGCAAGGGATTTGTCCGATTTATGGATGGCGATGATCGCATCTTTATGGCGTGCAGAAAGCAGAACCAGATCATTTTTCTCATCGTACCACAGAGAATTATTATGGAACCAGTCGATTTCATCGGAACCGTCGGTTGCGATCGAAGCGGACTGTCCGTCTTCTTTGTCGATCGCATCGGCAGCGTTAAATTCCCAGACAACCTCGCCGCTTTCACGGTCGATCTCCACAACATAATCTTCTACGGTGGAAAGATCCGGACTGTCTCCGGCAACCAGCAGATTGCCGTCCGGCAGCTCCTGGAAATCGTGGTGCATACCACCCGGGATCATGTACTGGTGATAAATCTTACCGCTCAGATCGATTTCCTGAAGGCCTGCTTTGTAGTACATACTCTTCAGAAGAAAAGAAGTCGGCATCATCAGATGACCATTCTTCAGCTGATGAACGCCAAGTACTCCGCCATCTGTGAAGTACCAGCGGATGTCACCGGCACTGTCCAGTGCATAGAGCATACCGGCAGAAGAGCAGACAAATGTCAGATTGGAATAATCATAGGCAGAATCATCACTCATGGTTGTCTCGATCGTGCCGACATTGACCTCAGTCTTTTCGGTGGTAACTTCTACGGTGGTGGAAGTGCCATCCTCCAGTGTCAGGACTACTTCTGTCGTATCGCCATTGTACAGCCCGTAGATCGGGACAAGATGATCCGTCGCAGCTTCGAAAGTTCCGGTAATGTCATCTTTTTCATCTTTTCCTTTGACGGTGACCGTGCCGCCAAGCTCTTTGTCCGTGTGGAAGGCAGCGACAGCAGTCAGCGGAGAATTGCCGTAAGGATTGACGATCACATTTGGTTCTTCAAAAGAATATCCGGCGGATGCCTCCTGCTGCAGGGCTTCATCAATGCTGTTCTGTTGCTCAAACAGATCCGTTTTTTCAAGAGAAGCAAAGGAAGCGGTCGTTGCAGATTCATTTTCAGAAACTGTTTCCGAAGAAATGCTTTCTGTTTCACTGTTGTTTGTTGTTTCAGAAGTCGAACCGGCGGAAGAACAGCCGGCGAGCAGAGAAACAGCCAGAGTACAGATGCAAAGACGGGATAAAAGCACTTTGTTTTTCATAAAAACACTCCTTATATCATGATATATGAGGCAAAAATGCCATAGAGATCATAGTTTCAGGTTCTTGCCTGAACTTCCGAAAAACAATTACTGAAGATCCGGTAATTCACAGGAATAAGTTTCGGATTCAAATGGGTAAGATAAGGTAAGACCGGAAGCATCTTCCTTGATCTCGAAAGCGATCCATCCTTTGTTGGAACCAAAGTTCAGTTTGGTTCCTGCCATACGTGTCATGCCAAGATTGGTCAGAAATTCATCATCAATGCGGGTGTATTCGTTTCCGTCGCTGTCGGTCAGTTTCAGGGAAGCCCAGTCGATGGCTTCCGTGCTGCCATCTTTGTTGATCTGCATTTTGATCAGATAATAAACGTTTCCGTCAGAAGCTTCCTTCACATAATCGTTTGTCTCAACGCCGGTGTATCCAAGGTCAACGCTGACGTTTTCCAGAGATTTGTTCTTTTCCAGTTTTTCGACAACGAACTGCCATCCGGCAACCGTGGTATCGGAGATATCAGCGGCAGCTTCGGTTGCTGTCACATTTTCAGAAGATGCCTCGGTATCAGCAGCCTCAGATTCAGCAGCTGTCTCGGAATAGTCAGCAGTATCCGCAGCAGTTTCAGATTCTGCGGCACTTTCAGTTGCAACGACTGAATTGGCAGCAGAACGGGAAGAAGCGGTTGTACCGGCGTTGTCAAGATTTGAGCATCCGGTCAGTGCAGACGCACAGAACAGTGTGGCACACAGTAGCATAGCAATTTTTTTCTTCATAATAAAAGACCTCATTTCTTATTAATTAATAAATTTCGGAAACTATTTACAGGGCATCTGTTGCCTCCGACATCATGGAAAATCTGCTCATGATGCTGCGGGCAGAAGATGCCGTAAAGGATTAGGAATCCGCAGATATTTTAACACAAAGCATAAGAAAATACCACGCTATCATAAGATAAAAAAGTGAGGAAAAAATGGAGAAATTTCAGTTGTTTACCAGTAAAGAGTGACAAACACAGCAAAAAGCGACAAACAAAAGAGAAAGAAAATGAAAAAAATATAAAGTCGTTGACAGATACCGGGCATGGTGCTATATTCTCGTTGAACAAATGTTGAACGAAAAGTTACAGGAGGTGTGAAAATGAGCAGTCAGGGGACAAAAAATCAGAGACAGGAGCAGGCGGCGGCAACCAGACAGAAACTGCTCACATCGGCACAACATCTGTTTGCACAAAATGGTTATAAAGGAACGACGGTCCGTATGATCAACCGCAGTGTGGATCTGGCGGACGGACTTCTGTATCATTATTTTCCAGGTGGGAAAAAAGAAATTTTCAAAGAAGTCATCACTGGCAATATGCAGGAAATGTTTCAGGAGCTTCAGGAGCCGGAAAAGCAGGATGTATACGAAAAACTGCCGCTGGATGCGGCATTGGATGCAGCCTATATCAATTTTATGACGGTGATCGATGAGCATCTGGAATTTATCCGCATGATGGTGCGTGAGAACGGTGTCAGGGAATTTCTGTCAGAAGAAGAGGTCAGAAGCATCTGGAAGAACCGGATTCCGTGGCTGCCGACACTTCTGAAAAGAAAGATGGAAGGCGGGGAAGTCAAAGAGATGGATTTTGAGATGGCAGCCCTTTCCGTAAATTCTATTCTGATGCATTATGTGATGAAACGCGTTACCGATACCGGACACAGTACACTGGATGACAAGGCCTGGAGAAAGCGGCTGGTCGATTATCAGGTAAGTGTCTGGTCCGTGGAAAAACAGCCGGAAAATGAAAAAGAGCAAGAATAAAAAAATACCGGAAAAAATCTGGAAGATAAAGAAGAAAGAAAGGTGAATCATATGTGGCATTTGTTGAAAGATATGCGAAAGAAGGACAAAGGACTTGCGTTTCTTGCCGTTCTTCTGATCGCAGGTCAGGTGTTTCTGGATCTGAAACTGCCGGACTATACAAAAGAAATCACCGTTCTGATCAGTTCTGAGAGCAATACGATCTCAGATTATCTGTTATCAGGCGGGAAGATGCTGGCATGTGCACTCGGAAGTGCCCTGCTGGCGGTAATTGTCGGTTATCTGGCTGCAAAGATTGCAGCAGATTTCAGTCACAATGTCAGAGGAAAAGTATTCCATAAGGTATTTGATTTTGGGGCGGGCGAGATCAGCAAATTTTCTACCTCAAGTCTGATCACACGTACGACAAACGATATCACGCAGATCCAGATGCTCGTAGCCATGGGACTGCAGGTGATGATTAAAGCACCGATCATGGCAGCCTGGGCGATCGTGAAGATTGTCGGCAAGAGCTGGCAGTTATCCGTTCTGACGGCATCAGCAGTCGTGCTGATCATGGTCGTGATCGGAACCCTGATGGCAGTGTTGCTTCCGAAATTCAAGACTGTACAGAAACAGGTCGATGACGTCAACCGTGTGACCCGCGAGAATCTGACCGGACTGAAAGTGGTTCGTGCATTTAATGCCGAAAAATATCAGGAAGACAAATTCGAAAGCGTCAACGAAAATCTGATGAAAACGCAGATGTTCACCATGCGTGGCATGGCATTTCTGTTCCCGGTGATGATTTTTGTACAGAGTGCATTATCTCTTGGTATTTACTGGCTGGGAGCAAAACTGGTTGATGACATTTCAATTCCGTTAAACGGAACAATGACGGAAATATTCACGGCCATCGGTTCAAGGGCGGATATGCTTGGTGATGTAGTGGCATTTAATTCCTATGCCCTGTATGTAGTTATGGCATTTGTGCTGCTG